CGAAAGAGGTGAAGCGTGGCAAGCCGCAGAAGCAGGCTGTCGCCATCGCGCTGAACACCGCCCGCACCGCTGCCACCAAGGCCGGGATGCCGAGCAAAGCACCGAGGAAGCGTTGATGAAGCGCGGCCTGTACTCCAACATCCACGAGAAGCGCGAGCGAATCAAGGAGGGCAGCGGGGAGCGCATGCGCAAGCCCGGTGCCAAGGGTGCTCCGACCGCTAAAGCGTTTCGAGACTCCGCCAAAACCGCCAAGAAGCGATGAACTACCCCACCTTCGTCTACAAGTCCCCTGGCCTGTTCGGCGGTCTGCTGGGCGGCTCGTATCAGTACCGCAGCGTGACCGATGCAGCAGAGCACGAGGCCGCGCTGGTGGACGGCTGGCATGCCACCGCTGACGATGCCATCGTGGCGGCCGGGAAAGAAGCGTTCACCCATGGGGTGAACAAGCGCCAACTCGCCCGGGTGCTCAAGGACAAGCCTTGGGAACGTCTGCCGAAGCCTGCGAAACCTGCTGAAGTGGTTCCCGTGGTCGAACCTGTCGCGCAGGCGACTGCTGATGACGCCCCGCCGACTCGCGCAGAGATCGAAGAACAGGCTACACTTCTGGGTATCAAGTTCGACGGGCGCACTTCCGACAAGCGCCTGCTCGACCGCATCGCAGATGCGATGAAAGGGGCCTGATCGTGGGCTACAGCAAGCGCCAGTTCCTGACCGCCGCCTTCACCGAAATCGGGATGGCGTCTTACGTCTTCGACCTTCAACCCGAAGACCTGGAATCGGCGCTTCGTCGCCTTGATTCGATGATGGCCGACTGGAACGGCAAAGGCATCCGCCTGGCCTACCCGCTTCCCGGCTCGCCGCAGGACAGCGACCTTGATGCGCAGTCCGAAGTGCCCGACAGTGCCAACGAGGCAATCATCGCTAGCCTGGCGATGCGATTGGCCCCGAGCTACGGCAAGCAGGTGTCGCCGCTGACCCTTGTCGCAGCCAAGACTGGGTACAACACCCTTCTGTCGCGTGCCACGATGCCCTACGAGCAGCAGTTCCCCGGAACGCTGCCTTCCGGTGCTGGCAACAAGCCGTGGCGCGTCTACGATGATCCCTTTGTCCGCCCACCGGTTGACCCGGTGTTGACTGGTCCTGAAGGACCGCTGGAGTTCAACTGATGCCCGCGATCAATCAATACCCGCAACTCAAGGCGGCAGACGGTTCCGATAACGTCAACTTCACGCAAGCTGGTTCAAACGTTGTCACGAGAACCGTGCAGGATAAGCTGCGCGATGTTGTGAGCCCGTTGGACTTCGGTGCGATTGGAAATGGTGTTGCCAACGATGCCGCTGCTCTTGTAGCTGCGATTGCCACAGGCAAAGTAGTTGATGGTGGTGGTTTGACCTACGCTGTGTCGGGGACGGTCACGCTGTCTAGTTCGATTGCGGGCCTGCAGAACATCCGCATCAAGCAGTTGACCCCGACGGCCAGCAACACGCGGACGCTGGTCATTGATGGCGCGTCGGAGTTCTTCCTTCGCGATGTCACGGTCGATCGCGGTGGGTCTGCGGGGTACACGGTCGGCGCCATCGGCTCAAGCGGCGAATGGGCGGGCATTCGCATCAGCAACAGTTCACGCTTCACGCTGGACAACGTCCTGGTGACCAACGGCGGCCGCGGCACGGGCATTGTGTTGTGGGTTTGCACGGACTTTGAGTGCGTGGCATCGGGCGTCACCGAGCACTACTGGCAAGAGGTTAATCCCGCCAGCCCGGTGATCAGTGACGACATCATCCAGCCGTGGTGGGTGAACAACTGCGCCCGATTCACTTTTACTGGGTGCTTCGCCCGCAACATCACTACCGGAGTGCCGGGTAATCCGACTGTCGGCGTTGCGGTCAGTCAAGTAAACCGCTACACGCGATGGGCTTTTAGCGGCAACACGAACTTCGGCCTGACAAACTGCACCAGCAGCGTCATCGACCAAGGCTTCGACTTAACCGGCAGCGTCGGCAATTCGTATTTCACGATCACGAACTGTCGCGCCGTGGATTGCGGAGCGGTCGGATTTAAGTTCGCCAACAGCTCGTTTAACGGGGTGGTGTCGAACTGCGTAGCCGAGGATTGTGGCTATTTCGGTTTCGGTGTCTCGGGCATGAGCGAGGTGTCGAACCCCCTGGTCCGCAACATCACGTTCTCCAATTGCCAAGCCATCAATACTGGCAGTAATGGTTACTTTAGCACCACCTACGGATTCTGCGTGCTACAGGGGCCGTTTAGCACGACGTACCCCCGCGGAATCCGCTTCCAGCACTGCTCGGCGGTGGACGAGCAGACGGTCAAGACGATGGACTTCGGGTTCTTCTCGAACGTCGTGCAGATCGAATGGCCGACCAGCGACTGGGACAAACCGATCAACAACACCTGCTACCAGTGCAACTCGGTCGGCCATGTGAGCGCGCCGTACTCGGGCATCGCGTTTTCGGCGGCGATGTTGACCAGTGCGAGTTCTGGGCCGACGAACACTGCGACCTGGGTGCCGGTGGACTTCAGCAGTTCAGTGTATGACCCCGCAGCGCTCCACAACACGGCGTCGAACAACCCGATCGTCTGGATCAAAGAGTCGGGCGTCTACCTTGTGGCCGGCACTGTTGTCTTCGCCGCCAACGCCACAGGCACGCGCAAGATCAAGTTCCTTGTGAACGGCGGCGGGTCTTACCCCGAGTTCGAGGTGGCCGCTCACCCCACCAACATCACGACCGTTGCGGGCACGCTGGTGATGTACCTGGAAACCGGAAACACGTTGCGCGTCGAGTCGTGGCAGGACTCCGGTGGCAGCTTGTCGGTCTTGTGGTCTAAGTGCTCAGTGTCGGTAGCGAGGATTCAATAAATGCCGCAAATCAATCAACTCCCCCTCGTGGCGCAGGTCTCTTCTGGCGACCAGTTGCCCGTCTACACCCCGCAGAACGGCGATGCGCGGCGCATGCCGATCAGCGCACTGTTGAACTACTTCGAGCAGCAGTTCGCATTGCGAACACTTGTCACCAATTTCTACACGCCGAGCACTGGCTTCAGCATTGGCGTCCCCACGCCCACCGCGTCTCAGTGGATGCTTCTACAGCCCGCCAGCACCCTTGCCGCTGGCACAATCACGCTGCCGCTGAACACCACGACGCCTGATGGCACCGAGGTGCTGATCACCAGCACGCAGACGATCACGTCGCTCGCTGTCGGACTCAACGGTGCTGCCCAGGTTTACGGTATCGTGAACCCCGGCGCCCTCAACGCGCAGGACTACTTCCGACTGCGCTACGTCGCCGCGACGAACTCGTGGTATCGCATCGGTTGACCATGCCCAAAACCCCCGCTTGGCAGCGCAAAGAGGGCCAGAACCCCAAGGGTGGCCTCAACGCCAAAGGTCGTGCGTCTGCCAAGGCGCAGGGCATGAACCTCAAGCCACCAGCACCGAACCCGAAGACCGAGAAGGACGCGGCACGACGCAAGAGCTTCTGCGCGAGAATGAATGGGGCTCCTGGTCCAATGAAAGACGAGAAGGGTCGCCCAACTCGCAAGGCGCTCGCCCTGAAAGCCTGGAACTGCTGACGTGGCAACCATCCCCATCGTCTCTGGCATCTACACCGACAACGGCCCCGACCTCCGGGTGTCGTACCCGGTGAACATGGTGCCGACGCCGATCAACAGCGGTGCCGGGAACTCGTTCCTGCGGCCCGGGGATGGTCTTGTCCAGTCTGTCACCGGCCCTGGTCCTGATCGCGGCGGGATCAACTGGAACGGCGTCCATTACCGGGTGATGGGCAGCAAGCTCGTCAGCATCTCCTCGAACAACGTCGTCACGGTGCTCGGGGATGTTGGTGGTGCAGACGACCAACTCGTCGTGATGGACTACAGCTTCGACCTGCTCGGCATCGTGTCGAACAACGCGCTGTGGTACTGGAACGCGACAACCGGCACCCTGACCCGCAACACCGCGCTCGGTCGGGTCATTGACGCCTGCTGGATCGAGGGCTACTGGATGGCGACGGATGGGCAGTTCCTGTTCGTCACCGACATCCTCAACCCGCTCGCCACGCTGCCGTTTTCCTACGACGCATCGGAGCGTGACCCGGACCCGATCAACGCGGTGTTGCGCCTGCGCAACGAGGTCTACGCGATCAACCGCAACACCATCGAGGTGTTCGACAACGTGGGCGGCGGCTTCTTCCCGTTCGCCCCCATCGAAGGTGCGCAGATCCAAAAGGGGTGCATCGGCACCCATGCGTCCTGCGTCTTCCTTGAAGCCGTTGCCTTCCTCGGCGGTGGGCGCAACGAGGCGCCGAGCATCTACATCGGGGCCAACGCCACCGCCACAAAGATCAGCACGCAGGAGATCGACAACCTGCTGCT